GGCTCGTCGACAGGACGAAGCGCCGACCCCCAGCGGGGCTTGTCGTCGTAGGTCTCTTCCGCCGGCAGGAAGGAATTGCTGGTGAACAGGTCGAACTTCTCGCCCAGGTTCTTGTACGTCGCCTTGGCTTCGTCCAGGTCCATCCATTTGATAATTCCCTGGTAGCGCGAGTCGCTGAAGTCGTGCAGCAGCGAATGGCTGTCGTAGAACAGCCGATCCCAGCGGATGTAGCGAATGCAAACGGTCTTGTTGGTCGTTCCGCTGTACGTCGAATTATCGACGATGACTTCGCAACCGCCATAACCCTCCACGGCCATGTTCTCGAAGACCGAGGACTTGGTCTGCTGGAAGAAGTTGCAGTCAGCCACGTATCTCAGAGCATCTGTAGCAGCCTCAGCGCCTGGATCATCCTCAGGGGTACGCGGATAAGCTTTGGGATCGGTGCGCGTCTCACGCTCCAGCCCCAGCAGATACTCCACCTTATCTTTGATGCGATTGTCGGTGATCGCCGGCTGACCGCGGGCGTTCAGCTTGTTGATCTCATCATCCGACCACTGCTTGCCGTCGTAATAGTCGCGGTAGATCTCCGCGGCCCGGCGCGCATCCCGGGTGGCATCGGCGGACTGCTCGAACTGACGGATCAGACGCGCGAGAGTCTGGTCTGACGTCATCGGATCGGAGTCAGTGACACCGACATCCGCGTCATCGACGCCCGTGAGCTGCTCGACAATAGCGGCCGCGCGGGCTTTCTTGGCTTTACGGGCCATCTATGCAGTCCATATGCGCATATCTATGCACAGCCATCGCCTCGAGACCGATCATGAGCGCCTTTATGTGCATATCAGGCTGTGCGCCAGTTCTTGCTTTCAGGGGCATCGAACACTCTGGACCACGAATCCTTCGGCTGTAGGGCCGGGTTGACGATCGAAGCAATCGCGGGATGGGCCTGATCGATCGCGCGCGCCATCAATGAGGCCATATCCACCGCATCATCGAACTTGCCCGCAGGGAAGCTCAGAAATTGATTCAGCAATCGATGCCCGTATTCGTTGTCGGGTAATTTCACGCGTCCCATGCTCGCCATCGCTTGTAGCGGTCGGGCCATGGCGGATTTATCCGCATTGGTCGCGAGCCACTCCAGACGGCAATGCGTCTTGCGCTCGATCATCCGTCTGCGCAGAAACGGCTCGATTGAGCGACGTATGACGCCCATCTCTGCAAAGAAGCAGTACGGCTTGTGCCGCGCGAACTGATCTATCAGCGCCTCGATCCATTTGTCGGATGAGGTTTGGCCATACCAGCCATCCAAGCCCAGATACAGCACGCCTTCTGGCGCATAGCCATGCGTGCCAATGTCGGTAAAGTCGCCATCGCCTTCTGTGACCGCAAAGTCACCCGTGGTGAACTTGTTGATGCGATCCGGCGGCTTCGAGTACATCTCGAACCACTCGCGCTTGAAGAAGGTGCCTTCCTCAGGACGGGGGTTCTGTTGGAACAGCGCGGACCAGTCTCGGTGACCGATGTCCGCCTTGATGCGCCTCAGTGCTTCCAGGTCGTACCACTGCGGCCACAGAGCCGATTCGTGATCCGTGCCCTCATTCTGGATGGCAGGCATCTCAATGACGTGCCACTGATCTCTCTGGCGCTCCAGGAGCATTCCGGCAAGGTCCGATTCGTGCCAGCGCGTGAGGATCAGAATGATGGCCCCACCCGGCATCAAGCGCGTGCGCAGCGTACTGGTGTACCAGCGCCACACCGCTTCCCGGTTGTTCTCGCTATCGGCTTCTTCGCGATTCTTGAACGGATCGTCGATGAGCGCGATGTGTGCGCCACGTCCCGTGATGGAGCCGCCGACACCGACGTACACCGAAACGCCACCATGGTTGGTGTGCCATCGGTTCGCGGCCTGGCTATCCGCTGCGAGCGTCACATCCGGGAATAGTTTGCGAAAGCGTTCGTCCTGAACGATGCCTCTCACATCACGGCCAAAGTCCAGTGCGAACTCACCCGAATAGGTCGCCGCAATGAGCTGCTTGTCCGGGTGGCGACCCAAATACCAAGCCGGGAACCGCCTTGAGGCGAGCTCACTCTTCGTATGCCGCGGCGGGGCGAAGATCATCAGGCGATCGATCTCGCCGCGCTCGACCGACTCCAAGGCCTCCGCTATCCGGCGGTGATGCTCACCGACCTGAAAGTCAGGCTTGGTGTAGGTCGTGAACTCAATTAAGCGCGCTCTCGCCTTCCGACGGGTCAGCAGTTCCGAGGCTGCCGCCTGTGGCGATATGGGCGAGTTGGTCATCCGTCAGTTCGTGTACGTGCTTGTGCTCGATGGAGCCCGACAGTTCAACCGACTGCGCGGCTTTACCGTCCATGCGGTTGCCGATCTCCTGGATAGCCCACATGCCGCCATCCAGAGCTTCCTCAATGACGGTATTGGCGATACGTTCGAGCGCTTGGCCGCGGGAGATCTTTCGCTTTTTGCTCTCATAGAGCTTCAGGGCGCGTTCCAAAGCGTTGGCCCACTCGCGACCCTTGGCAGCGTTACTGTTTCCCTTGGGGGCAGCCATGTTGAGTCAATCTCATGTACTTGATATATCAGCTATCTTCAGCCTGCAGGGCGATCAAGTCGTACTGCTGGATTTCGGTGAAGGCGTTCTCGGGTGGATCAGCGTTGGCCATGAAGGTCACGGTCTTGCGTTCGATCTGATTGCGCTGGCTGATGATCTTGTTCAGGGTGGCGTTGATTTGGACTTCGACCTGGACGTTGGGTGTGACGGTGGTCCAATCCTGGATGAGGGTGCCCGTGGTCTCGCAGTCCACCCGATAGGAAACGCTGTTGGGGATCTGGGGGAGATCGTTCTTGTCAGAGAATTTCGCCTTGATGAAACAGCGGGATCCTTCATTGAGTGTGGGGACGCCCATTAGCCTTTCCTGAAGAAGGTGCGAATCTCGTCACAACTGAAGGACAGCCGCATTTGAGTGGCGAGTCCCACGATCTGAGGGTATCCAGTCCCTGCCACGTTGATGTCGATATCACCAGAGGCCAAGGTACCGAGGACGGCGGAGCCGTTGATGCTCAACTGAATGGCGGTAGTGGCACTCGGAGTGAGCGTTCCGCCTGAAATCGTGGCGGCGCCGGAGAGGTTCAGGAAGAGCGAGACACCTGCGGTCGTAGTGGCAAGGGGGGCGCCGGTTCCTCCCAAAGTCGTCGAAGCGTTGCCGATCCCTTGGAGAGTGGATCCAACGGTTCCCGCCACTCCCAAGGTGATATCGCCGCGGGCGACAAAACCGAAGCCACCAAATCCGATGAGCGACAGATGTAAATCGCCTGTCGCGGTCCCGGATACGAAGCCAACGGGAATACCTGCCGCGGTAACTGACAGGCTCGCCGCTGCGAAGACATTGATTTCGAGATTGGTGGGAGCCGGAACACCAAATGTGATGCTGGCTGCCCCGACCGGGCCTGCGATTCCAACGGTGCCGAGAGTAATGCCCGCATTGCCGGCCGGGAGTCCAGACGCTGCGGAGCGAAGAAGGAGCAGCATCAGTCAATCGTGGCCGTGAGACTTCCGCTATTGAACTGGAACGTATTGCCGGTATTGACCGTGACGTCGCTCGAGAGCTGGCCGTAGGTCAGAACGTTGCCAGCGGTGGAAGCATCCATGAAGGCAAAGAATCGGATGGTGCCCCAGTTTGCAGTGGCTGTGGCGAATGTGACCGTGCTCGCGGAGCCGTCGCCACTGGTGGGGGATCCCATGGTAGCCGCCACACGGGCGTAAGCACCACCTGAGACTTCATGCGTAAGCGTGCCGGCGAGGAGCTCGGCCAGGCTGCCCGCGGAGGTGAACAGCGCCACATAGACAGTCGTCGGTGACGTGTAGGCAACGTGTTGATAAACGTGGCCGTAGAGTGCGTTGGCGAGATAGGTCGAAGCAGGCATGAAAGCTCCTAACGGGCGATATAGACCAACGAACCGCGCACACCGATCGCGGCACTGAGGTTGATGACGAGTGCTGTGTTACTACCGGTAACGAAATAGCCAGCAGGGCTGAAAGTCTTCGCAATGCCACCATTGGCTGCAAAGGACTGAGCGCCAGTCAACGCGGTACCCCCAGCGCCACTGGTGAATTTGACTGCAACAGTTCCATCACATACGAAGTCATAGCTCAGAACGACGATGACTTTACTGGTGACGGCCGCAACGAGAGTGGTGTTACCTGAAGCGGAGGTGTCAATGACTGCGTACTGAGGAGTAACGAGCGCACCCAGATAGGACAGCTGGCCGGTTTCAATGGTGTTTTGAACCGGGATAGGAGCAGCCACCGCCGGATCGTTGTAGACCGAATCCGCGCCCCACCCTGCCTTGACACGCTGGACTTGAACGGCCACCGCATTGACGGTGCAATCGTCTGTTGCAATCGTGGTGCCGGAGCCGGCCGTGATTTGCACATTTTCGGCCAAACTAAACTCCTACGCCCAACAGTGAGCGTGTTCGAAGCTGATTGAGCACTAAAGGCTGCAGAATCAGCGTGTAACCCTGTGAATTGCCGCTCGAATCAACGTTGGTCAGTGGAACAGTGTCGATTGACGTCGCGGCGGCACTGGATTGATTGTCGTACCACAAAGCCGTGGCGATCGCCGTACCACTCTGAACCAACTGGGTACTGCCGATTTTGGTGTAAATCCCAGAATCAGTGACCCAATCACTAAAAGTAGAGCCGTTGTTGGTGGCAGTCTTGATACAGTGTCCGCCGCGAATCACCAGACAGTTCGCCATGCTCGGGGCGGACGTACTGTTGACGGCAATTTTACCCGTTGTGTTAGTTGCCCGCTCCGAGGCTTGCACCACGATCGTTGAGAGATCGGTGTAAACATCCCCACTGAAAGAGACGATCCGAGAATAAGCTTGATGACTGGCATCCCACGTCAAGGTGGGGGCTGTCTCGCCTCCCGCAGCCACGAGTGCGTAGATGGCATCACAGGGAGCCGTCGTGTTGGTCGTGAGCTTGGTCCACCCGGAAATGGTGGGAGTGCCCAAGGTAATACTGTTGACGCCCGTCTGCAGCAACAAGAGGTTGCCTGCGCTGAAGGTGGGCATCACAGGCGTCATGCTGCCGCCAGCGAGTTTGGAGGTGATCCCGCCGTCAGCAACAAAGTTGTAGCCAGCCATTAGGGCGATGTGTCCCAGTTGCCCGGAGGCAATGCGCCCACGGCGCCGTTGTTGGCGTTGATCACAGTGATCAGATCAGTGGATTTCAAGCAAAAGCGCGATTGCCAAGGCCAGATCATGATCTGACAGCCCATTCCGGTATGTGCGGGCCTGGACCCAACTGCCGGAACGGCATTCCGGGTACAAGCATCGACATAAGTGGCTTGAGCCGTGCTCAAAGGCGGCGGACAGTTGGCGTAGCTGGATCCTGTTCCGAGTCCCGGACCTTCGCTGTTGCCAATCTTGAATACGTTGTCGCGGATGTCCCCGAGTGTTCCGACATTACCGGTGATCAACTGCAGGAAGGTGGTATACCAACTGGTCGCAGTACCATGGACACCAAACAAGGGGGTGTCGGGACCGCCGTAACCAAAGCCGTTGGACGAGAAGGCCTGCAACTGCTGATACAGCGCGGTCAAACTCGCCGTTTCATTGGTCGCAAGATACGAAGCGGGACACCAGACCATGCGCGGCGCGAAGTACGGTTGAATGGCCTGGTGACAGGCAATCAATTGCGCCTGGTAGTTCGCATCGCTCTGGATCGATGCTCCATTGATATCGACATTCGCATCGATCGACTCATCGGCGGTCGCGAACAGATCGACTCGATTGTCGGTATCCAGCTCGGCGATGGCCTGGGCCACCCCGATATACATCTCCTGCTTCGCGGCCCACATGGCCGGATTGTCCGAATCCAACTGCGCGCGAGCGTTGGTATTGGTTT